GCGATTCTGATCGTGGATCTCGCGGCCCACGCGGCGGTCGTGGTGGCGGTCGTGCTAGCGCGGGGCTTGGTGGCAGTAAAGAAAAAGGTGGCCGTGGCTACTCTGGCCCTGATCGTGGTGGCGCAGAAACGCGCCCCGGCTCTCAAACACCAGAAGGCAAGAAGGCAGCAGAAAGGGCTGCTAAAAAAGCTGCTATAGAGAAGATAAACAAACAAATGGCTCTTGGAAAAACAAACATTCAAAATCTAAGCCCGTTTGACAAAGCGATGCAAACATTTATGCCGTTTGCCGGATTTGATTTGGCGCAGAATCTCGCCGCGCAATATATGGGCGCCAAGTATAAAGAAGTTTTGGCTCAAGAGGGATCAAGGCCTGTTTATGACCAGCGCACCGGCAGAGTAACTGGTGCTTATGATGCCTATGGAAGATTAACTGGTCGCGATCCAGAGCGTGAAAGACGCGAAGAGCGCGAGCAGCGTGATGATAACATTCGCCGCCGAGCTGCCTTGGCCGCGCCAGAAAAGGATAAGCCAAGAGCAAAAAAAGAAGTTATCCGCTCAGACCTCGCAAAAGAAATTGAGGCCGAGCGCATTCGTCGCCGCGAAGCTGGGTTGACCCAGCTTGGCAACCGAAGCCTGCTATCATCCGCATCATTATTGGGGTCTTAAATGCCAAAAGTAGTTTCTCAAGACGGTAAAACCCGCCACTTTGCATACAGCAAAGCTGGTATGAAGGCGGCCAAGGAATATGCCCGGCAGACTGGTGGCCGGGTAACTGAGGCCAACATGAAAACCAAAATGGCAAAGAGGAAAGATTATGCCTAAGAAAAAAGGTAAGGGTTACGGCAAATGACCAAACAGGTTTGGGATAAAAAGCGGCCAAAGGATTTAGGCGCACCAAAGGCATTGAGTTCTGCAAAGAAACGCGCTGCTATGCGGGCTGCCAAAAAAGCCGGTCGCCCATATCCAAATCTGATTGATAATATGAGGGCAGCGCGTGGCTAGCCCAGCTTGGACACGCAAGGCGGGCAAGAACCCCAAGGGCGGTTTGAATGAGGCCGGTCGGCGTTCTGCTAAGGCTGAGGGCATGAACTTGAAGCGCCCAGTCAAGTCCGGCGACAACCCGCGCCGCGCATCATTCTTGGCTAGAATGGGCGGTATGCCGGGGCCAGAGTATAAGGACGGCGAACCCACACGTCTGCTCTTGTCGCTTCGCGCTTGGGGCGCAAGCTCCAAGGCAGACGCCAAGAAAAAAGCGGCAGCTATAAGCAAAAGGAACCAAGCCAGTGCATAGTGTTGAAGATATCCTAAAACGTCACGACGTGGCGCAGCGCCGCAAAGATAACTGGCGGCAGATCTATGAAGATTGCTATGAGTTTGGTTTGCCGCAGCGCAACCTCTATGATGGCTATTACGAGGGCGGTGGATCTCCGGGGCAAAACAAAATGGTGCGCGTGTTTGATAGCACGGCCATCAATGCGACGCAGCGTTTTGCCAACCGCATCCAGTCTGGCCTGTTTCCACCTTATGCACCGTGGTGCCGGTTAGAGCCGGGGCCAGATATCCCAGAAGAGCGACGCTTAGAGGCGCAAACCGCGCTGGATATGTACAGCGATATTATGTTTAGCTTGCTGCGCCAATCTAACTTTGATTTGGCTATGGGTGAATTTTTGCTTGACCTAGCTGTCGGCACTGCCGTCATGCTGGTGCAGCCCGGCGACGACATGACGCCAATCCGCTTTACTGCTGTGCCTCAATATTTGGTCAGCATCGAAGAGGGCGCACACGGCAAGGTCGATAATGTGTATCGCCGGATGCGCTTGAAAGGCGAGGCCATCAAGCAGCATTGGCAAGATGCCGAGATCCCAGAGCGCTTGCAGCGCATGATTGACGACAAGCCTACGCAAGAAATTGAACTTGTTGAGGCTACGCTTTATGACCCAAACAAAGGCGATTTCTGTTATCACGTCATTTGGGCTGAGGGCAAAGCCGGTCTGCTTATGCGCCGTATGAAATCATCGCCGTGGATCGTTGCGCGTTACATGAAGGTCGCCGGTGAGGTCTATGGCCGGGGGCCTCTGGTCACAGCTATCCCTGACATTAAAACGCTAAACAAGACGCTAGAATTGCTGTTAAAGAATGCCAGCTTGTCAATTGCGGGCGTTTACACGGCGGCTGATGATGGCGTATTGAACCCGCAAAACATCCGCATCCAGCCGGGCGCTATCATCCCGGTTGCGCGTAACGGTGGCCCGCAAGGCGAGAGCCTGCGGCAGATGCCGCGTTCCGGCGATTTCAATGTGTCGCAGATCGTGATCAACGACCTACGCATGAACGTCAAAAAGATCTTGTTGGACGACACGCTGCCGCCAGACAATATGTCAGCCCGGTCTGCCACAGAAATTGCCGAGCGCATGAAAGAGCTAGCGCAAAACCTTGGGTCTGCCTTTGGTCGTCTCATAACAGAAACAATGGTGCCGCTGGTTGCCCGCATCCTTTATGTAATGGATGAGCGCGGCATGATTGAAATGCCGCTGCGCGTTAATGGGCTTGAGGTAAAGGTCACGCCGGTCAGCCCAATTGCACAAGCGCAGAATATGGGTGATATTGAGAAAATTATGAACTGGGTGCAGATGTCATCAGCCCTTGGCCCCGAAGGTCAGATGGCCGTGAAGATGGGCAGCATCTCAGATTATGTAGCTGACAAACTGGGAGTGCCAGCGGAGTTACGCACGACACCGCAAGAACGTCAGCAAATGATGCAACAAGCCGCACAAATGATGCAGGCACAAGCGCAGGCAGAGGGTGGTGCGCCAATTGAAGGCGAGGCGCCACCAGAAGGGATGGTCTAATGAACCCGGACGGTTGGGAGGGGTTGCAAACCGTAGACCCCGAAATAGCAGAAAAACAGCAAGTAGATAAGGATGACATTGATCGTCTTTATCTGCGCGTGTTCGCCAGCGATGATGGGGCAAAGCTGCTCACCCATCTAAGGTCGCTGACGATTGAGCAGCCTAGCTGGTATCCCGGTGAGGACGCCAGTCACGGTTATGCTCGCGAGGGCCAGAATAGTCTGGTCAGGGAAATTGAGCGGCGCATGAAAAGAGCGAGAAAACTATGAACGACACAGATGGACTGTTGGCCGAAGCCCAAGTCGAGGGCGACGACAACCAGCAGCAAGCTGAAGAAACGTCAATCCCTCATCAACTGCCAGACAACGAGCCATCGCTTGATAGCGTGACCGTTGCTAAAGAAGATGAAGAAATCGAGCTTGCAAAGCCGGACTGGTATCCAGAAAAATTTTGGAATGATGATGATGGGCCAGATCTAGAGAACCTTGTTAAGTCGTATAATGAACTGCAAAAAAAGTTTAGTCAGGGTAAGCATAAAGCGCCTGAGAAGTACGACACGGCAATTTTTGAAGAGGCTGGCATTGGTGACGATGACCCCCTCTATAATGTTTACAAAGACTGGGCAAAAGAAAATGGTGTTAGTCAAGCAGCGTTTGAACAGCTAGCTGGCACATTTATCGAAATGGCTCAGGGCGAAAGTCAGCAAGCCGAGATCTCATACAAAGAGGAATACGAAAAGCTCGGCCCAAATGCTGACGTTGCAATCAAGTCAATGACTGACTGGGCGTCTAGCCTAGTTCGCAAAGGCGTTTGGTCTGATGCTGACTTTGAAGAGTTTAAAATTATGGGCGGCACCGCGCAGGGCTTACGCGCTTTGCAAAAGATCCGCTCATACTACGGCGACAAACCAGTACCGATTGATGTGTCGCCAATGACCGACGCACCATCCAAAGAAGAGTTGATGGCAATGGTTGGCAAACCCGAATATCAAAGCGACCCAGCCTATCGGGCGAAGGTCGAGAAGATGTTTGAAAACGTCTATGGCAAGCAAGAATATAGCGCCATTTAATGCAAGCGCGGCAGTTGTTTACAATTGCCGCGTTTTTCTATAAAATCACCCTTGACAGATAATCATCCTTTGACCTGTCGCAACCGCTTGGGGGCGTAGCGTATATGCCCAAGCCGCAGCCCGGAAGGATACCTGCTAGGCGTCAAATCGTGTTTTAACTTTTACAAAGGAATAGGAAAATGGCAGTTGGCATTTCCAATGCTTTTGTACAGTTGTTCGATGCCGAGGTTAAGCAGGCATACCAGTCGTCACGCGCACTGGCAGGCTTAACTCGCGAGCGGGCAAATGTCGAAGGCAATCAGGTGAAGTTTCCGAAGATCGGAAAAGGCACCGCAACAGTTCGCGTTCCGCAAACTGACGTGACCCCTCTTAACGTAACCTATTCGCAGGTTACAGCAACAATGTCCGACTACATCGCTGCCGAGTACAGCGACATCTTCTCACAGCAGAAAGTCAATTTTGACGAGCGCCGTGAGTTGGTGCAGGTAGTTGGTAACGCCATTGGCCGTCGTATGGATCAGCTTGTTCTTGATGCCCTAAACGCATCAGCAACATCACTGACAGTTGCGACTACTATTGGTGGTGCTGGTACAAACATGAACATCGAAAAGCTGATCGAAGCAAAGAAGCTGCTCGATGCGAACAACGTACCATCTGAAGGCCGTTGCATGATCATCCACGCTAATAACTTGGCTGGTATGCTGGGCGAAACCGAAATCACAAGCGCAGACTTTGCGACAGTAAAGGCTCTGGTTTCTGGTGAGGTTGATACCTTTATGGGCTTCAAGTTCGTAACTCTTGGTGACCGCGATGAAGGTGGCTTGCCACTGCCATCAACTCGCACCTGCTTTGCATTCCACAAGGACGCAGTGGGTATGGGTATCGGCATGAACCAAAAGTCTGAGATCAACTACGTTCCTGAGAAAACGTCGTTCCTTGTATCTTCAATGTTCTCCGCTGGCGCGGTTGCCATTGACGACGAAGGCAT